CCGCTCCCGCGTTTCTTTCGGGCAAATCTGGATTTTCGTGAAATCCGTCTCTTCTTGAAACCGGAGCGTCGCGCCATTATGCGCTTCCTCTTGAAAGCCATCCCTGCGTTCACTAACGGGGGGTAGGGTTCGTTACTATTACCGAACCCTATGGGGTATTTATACTGATTGCGGGTGGTCCGCTCACGCGCCAGAGCGCGCTCGCGACTAGGGGGGGGTGGCGGGCTGCATGACCCCCCCGGCGCGGCCTCTAAGGCGCGCCTGCCCCCCCTGGGGGGCTCCGGCCCTATGCGATTTCGGCCCCCGGCGCTGGGACTCTACGCATTATTTTTTATTATTTCTTTCATTATCTCGCTTGCCTCATTGCATGCGTCTTTGCATCTGCTGATGTACTCGATGATGTATTGCATATGGATGATATTTATACGCCTCATAAGGGCCGGTAGTTGCGGATGGTCATACATGGTATTGTCCTGCTGATCCGTGGATCTGCCGGTCTGGAACACCTCTCGCGGGTGGTAGTTGCTCGTTACTATGAAGGTTTCTGCCATCAGTGGCATCATTCCTCCCTTATATTCTACGGTGCATTTATACCTATCGAACCATCTTAGTAGATGGTTTATATCTATTCCTTGCGGTCCGAAGTCGTCGATGATCACCTCCTTCTCGCCGAAGTATCCGTTCCACCATTTTGTTCTTGGGTCTTTTATATAGGCGTCTGGAAGTCGCTCATGAGCTCTTCTAGATTTGCCCACTCCTGGCAGTCCGTGCATCCAGTCCACAGTAATTCCGGGTCTTGCAGTTGGTGCTTGCAAGGCCCAATGGTTTCTAAGCAGGTTATGTCCGGAGAAGTAATAGGTTCCTGGGTTGGATTCTGCGAATCTTCTAACACCTCCTCTTCCATCGGTGGCGTCTCTTGCGAACTCACGTGCAAGATCTTCCCTTGATGATGATGCTCTATCTTCTGGGAGCTCACCATACTCATCAAATTCTCCATCTTTGCTGCAGTAGTCTCTATTTTGTCGTGGAGAACCACGACTGACCTCGATATGGCATCGAGGGAGATATCTATCCTTGATAGTTGAGAAACGATATGCCCGCGTAAATCGGATATATCCTTGCAGGTGCCTAGTTCCCTGCTCTCCAACCTCGCGACCAACGATTGCATATTGCGAGAGAGTACTACAAACTCCGCGTATAGCTGCGAGTTCATCCTCGGTGTAGTTATTGAGTGTGAAACAATATGATTTCTTGGGGGTGGGAGTCATGTGTAGAGCTCTCCTTACAGGGGGTTTATATAGAGCGTTTAGAAGCTCCTTTAAAAGCAAAAGAGAGGTAATACTAGCTCTCTTTTGCTATTGAACCGGTCTATGCCGTGTTCGAGAAGGATAAATCATGATAAATTAAAAAATTGGTTGTAACGTTCGTTGTGCTGGTGAGATTGGTTGTCACCACACAATACGCTATCTGCTGTCCTCCCTGGATAGAATACTGATCCATATCGATCTTCTGGCACTTAAGTCTTCGTTCGATCGTCACCGCTCTGAAATTCGCGTCCATTATGTAATCCTTTCTATCCAGGATCTTTCCTAGCTCAGCAAAATCTGGTGCTGAGTCTATGCTGACTCCCCATGGCACTGGGGTTACCAGCCTCCCTATGGCTGTATTCTTCGCCATGGCTAACGTGTACACTGTTATACCGATATCATCTGATACTGATCCCAACTGGGTCAGGGTGATACCGATCCGTCCTCCCCGGATGATCAGGTTCTCACTGGTGAAGGTGGGTGCTGTTATTCCAGCGTCTAACTCGTTCAGACCACCAGCGGTGGTCCAGAATGCGTTACCGGCTGATGGTGCCGCATTATTAAATGTTGGCCAGTATAGCACCGCTGATCCTTTGCCAAGTGTTGTACCGCTCGTCTGAGCGATTGGTACTGTAAGTGCTGATCTGTAATGTGATAGATGTAACGTCTGTCTCCATAGATGCCTTCTCCATCCGCTGTTCGAAAGCTTACGGCTTCGAAAGCGGGTATCCATCGCACGGCTTCCGCCTTGCGTCCATGAACGTGTTCCGCTCCCGCGTTTCTTTCGGGCAAATCTGGATTTTCGTGAAATCCGTCTCTTCTTGAAACCGGAGCGTCGCGCCATTATGCGCTTCCTCTTGAAAGCCATCCCTGCGTTCACTAACGGGG